CCTGCGTTTGACATGAGCATAGACAAACCCGAGGACGTGCGCCCTGCGCCCGGAACGTGTTGGCCGGTCATGTAACGCGGAATGCCTGATACCTCATCAGAGATCGCCATAAATCGGTCAAACACGCCCATCAGTTCCGCAGCATTAGAGTTTGGCTGAAAGAAGCTCATAGGCGGCGTCGAATCCGCAAAATCTGACTGCCGAAACTGCCAAATCTTCCAAGGATACATCTGAGTAATGTCCTCACCAGCTGGGAGACGACTTATATTAACGCCGACCTGTGGACCGGATGAGATGCCCATATTATTTGCAAGCGCCCGAGCAGCAGCGTTACACATATTCTGAGCGTCCATACAAAGGTCGGCGACCCCGTTACCGTCAATACGGCCCGGAACCTTTTCAAAAGATGTCATGTAGTATGGTTTGCGACCCAGTGGGTCGTAGTTTAGCACCGCACGAACGACGATATTGTCAATCATCCATACTTCGCAGGGGTAGGACTTATGCGGGTCTTCGACTTCTTCCTCGCTAAGCCCCCATTCCAGTAAAACATCACCAGGAATAGTGTCCCAAAGCTGTAGCGCCGCTACTAAATCTGTGTTTGCCTCGTCGAAATCCTGCCCTGTGGCATCTTCCATGAGATCGTCGTTGTGATCGAGCCAGCTGAACCCACCCGTACCGAAGTCACTAAGGATGGAGCGCACAGCGTCTTCGTCGTAGCCCTCAACGCCGAGCATGTTCTCAACATCGTCTCGTGTCAGGTGATGTAGCTCTGCAACTGGCATCGAGTGAATATCATCACCCCATGGCATCCAGTAGAACTTAAACGGGTCAACGCGTTCCCACTCGTCACGCAGTACCTCGACTACGCCTAGCCCACCCTCAACGTACTTCATTGCTTTACGTTTGCGTGGAATTGGCCCTTTGAGTACAGCGTAGGGGAATGTGGCTATGTCGTTAGTGAACTCGAACAGCGCCTTCGTAAAGCCGCCCTCAAGCATCTGGTCTTCCATTTTGGTTTCCATCCGCTCGACGCGCTTCTCCGCTTCGAACTTCATAGACCGCATGGCCGTATCTTTCATGCCCGACGCAAGCTGTTTAAGCTCAGCATCATCAGGCTGTTCCCCGCCCGCATCGTAATACTGCATCAGGTTCTGCTGCATGATGTTCTGCATCGCCTGAGTTACGTCCGGTGGTACCTCTGGGATGGGCGTCGCACTAAGAGACCACGGTTTATCTGAGCCTGTGCCTAAAAGCGTATCTCGCAGCCAAGCAGTAGCAGTCCTGCACTTAGCGCTGACAATGCCCATAAAGATTTCTGAGCCGCCCTGCGACTGAATTTCCGCCAGTTTTGCAGGTTCGTACTCCATATTTCGAGCGCGAACACACTGCGCAAGACGCTCTTCTAAATTATCTTGATGGTGGTCTCGCATCACTTCCCAACGTTTGTGGACGTGAGAAGACAACCCTTGGATCATAGGGGTGTTTTGTTTTTCATCAGAAGCACGTTGCGCCTGTGCCTCAAGATCAGAAGCACGTGCAACAGGAATTAGGGCCGGGCCTAGCGCCATATCATAATCTCACCTGTGACGTCCTGCGTACGGTAACACCTATGTGTTCACGCGTCAACAGATTAGGTCCAACCGCTAGACGAGACACGAACAACCTCTTTGCGCTGTGTTGACCATGAGCTTGCCCCGAAGGTCTCACCGCCGTCGGCGTGTAGGCACATATACTGAAAGGCGTCGGCGACGTCCGACCATGGGTGAGACTTCTCAGGCTTCTCATCTCGCGCCCCTTTCGTGTTGATCTTGTACCGATACTTCCCGGCCAACGCCTGCACCAACGACGACGCTCCAACGCCGTCGACGACGAAACTGTACTTACCGTCCACCACACGGGTCAGGTATTTCTCGACCGCAGCTATCCGCGCCGCGATTGAATTGGTCCTCGCGGGCTTCACGACAAACCCCTCGTTCTTGTATATATCTGCCACGGTTCTCTCGTCCGTCTGGACACGCTGGAACGCGGCGGGGTCGATAATAACTATCGCTCTACGACCCGGAAATTTATTACTTAACAACGGTTTGAGCCTCTCACGCACAAACCTCAACGCGCCCATGCCATCAGAGATTAGACTGTCGTACACGACCAGTCTGCCGTCGTGCGTCACGCTGCCGATTACCGCAGCTGGGGTCAACCCCGCGTCGATC